GAGAACGAGAACTACGGACGTGGACACTGCGAGGAATACCTCGGTGACTTGCGCTCGCTCGAAGACCTGTCGAAAGATGTCGTCGCGTTCTCTGCTGCCTCTGCCAAAGTATTGTTCCTTGACCGACCAAACTCCACGACCGACCTTGAAGCATTGCAAAGGGCTGAGTCCGGAGAGTTCGTTGAGGGCAACATCGAGGACATTGGCGTACTGCAAGTTAATAAGCTTAACGACTTCCAAGTCGTGAAGGCACAGATCGATGATTTATCTCTCAGGCTGAGCCACGCCTTTCTACTTACGACTGGCACTGTCCGCAATGCGGAACGTGTAACTGCCGAAGAAATTCGGATGCAGGCGCAAGAGTTGGAAGATGTGTTGGGTGGTGTTTACACCGTCCTTGCTGCTGAACTACAACAAAAGGTAGTCCGGCGCTTGATAGAGCGACTGAAGGCGAAGGGCAAGTTCCCTGCGCTGCCATCTGGCACAGTCAACCCGATCATCGTCACAGGCTTCGCTGCCCTCGGGCGCGGACATGAGCTAAACAAACTGCGAGCTTACTTCGCGGATGGTGCTGCCATTTATGGTGAAGCATTCATCAACGAGTTTGATCCAGTAGCCGTAGCTGACGTGCTTGCCACGCATCACAACGTCGATGTGAAAGGCTTGAAGAAAACCCCTGAACAGAAACAGCAAGAAGCCGCTCAACAGCAGCAAGCTAACCTTATGGACAAAGCAACAGGTCCGGTAGCTGGTGCAGTAGCTGGTGGTATCGCTAATTCTGCCAACCAATAGTAATTTTGAGGAGAGAGCACCATGTCCGACAGTATCAAACGTGAGTTCCGGATCGATTCAACTGATTCCGCTCGTCCTGCCGCTGACATTAACAGCGAACCAACATTCCACGCACAAGGCTTGAAGCCGAAACCGCGAGTAATCGTCGACGTTTCCTACGAGGAACTCAAAGGCGAAGCTGTGCCGCGCGGCGGTAAAGACATTAGCGGTAGACCGCTAAATCCTGCCAAGTTGGTTTTGAAAACGACCACGTACGACGACGGCGTCACAGTTGACACCACAGTTGGCGAAGATAACGGTGAGTATCAGGATTACCTGAACGGAATCAAACGCGCCGCTGACGGTTTAGCAGGCTCAACACGTCTCCGTAGCCCCACCAAGAAGCCGACAGCTCCGAAAGCTGCGCCGAAGAAGGGGTAACGCATGACTGATCCAGTAGTGATACCCGAAGACGGTTCACCTAAAGGTCACGCAGCAAAGATGCTCGCCATGTCAGCACCCAAGGAAGGTGAAGACGGATATGTCGCGCCTGTAGCTGATGACACAACGGTAACCGAACGTCCTGCTGATGTTCCGGAGAAATTTTGGGACGCAGAGAATGGCGTGATCAATACCGCTGCACTGCTCAAGTCTCAGGCCGACGCCGAAGCTGCCCTACGGGCAAGCAAGAAGCCTGACGAGAAGCCGGCTGAAGGTAGCGCCGAGGAAACTCCCGGTGTTACTGGTGAGCAGAAGCCTGTCGTTGCCAATGCAAGCGCAGAGTACGCCGAGAAGGGCGAGCTGAGCGACGCAACGTACGCAGCATTGGATGCCGCTGGTCTGCCAAAAGACATGGTCGATCAATACATCGCTGGACAAAAGGCAATAGTCGGTAACCTGCAAGTTGCTGCCTATGAGCCCTTTGAAAACGGTCAGGAAGGATACGAAGCTGCCGCGAACTGGGCTGCCGAGAAGTTGTCGGAGTCAGAGATCAAAGCATTCGATGTCCAACTGATGAGCACGAACCCGGCAATCGTTGCGCAGGGTGCCAAGGCACTCGCAGCCAAGTACAAGGCTGAAGCGGACGTTGAGCCGGACACAATTCGCGGGAACAGCAACAACCCCGCAACTGGTGGTGTCTATGGTTCATCACGAGAGATGATGAAAGACATGAGCAGCACTGAGTACCGCACCTCCGCTTCCTTCAGGAACGAAGTCGCTGTGAAACTTGGTCGTTCAAACATATAACCAGTCCCTCCGTTTGGCGTTCTCTCCTCCGCCAGACAACAAGCCCTTCCCCTCACGGGGGAGGCACCTATATTTAGTTGTCACGTCTAATTAACGCGACGACGAACTACCGCTTCACAAGCGACGACGTATGGACTCCCTGATGGGGACAATCCTTGCAGGTATCTCAAGTGAGCAAACAACCCTCCCTTAAATCTTACCTACAGGAATAATCCTAATGGCTAATGCAACCCCCTCACGTCTTGGTCAAGTCCAAGGTGCAGGCGACGCACGCGCATTATTCGAAAGAGTTTTCGCTGGCGAAGTACTGACTGCCTTTGAGACCAATACGATCCTGAAGCCGCTGACTGAGCAGAAGACGATTTCTTCTGGCAAGTCTGCTACCTTCCCGGCAATCTACAAGGCCTCTGCTGCTTACCATACGGTCGGCACCGAGCTTACTGGTAGTGCCATCCAGCACAACGAAGTCGAGATCTCTATCGACGACCAGTTGATCGCTGACACCTTCATTTCAAACATAGATGAAGCAATGAACCACTACGACGTCCGCGGTCCCTACAGTACTGAGCTTGGCTTGGCACTGGCTTTGGTCTATGATAAGAACGTAGGCCGCAATATCGCACGCGCCGCTCGTGGCTCAGCTCTGTTCGCCGCTGATACTGGTGGTTCGCAGATTACTGATTCTGACTCTAACAGCTCCGCTACATCTCTGGCCGGATCTATCTGGACCGCTAAGCAGACGCTGGAAGAAGCTGACGTTCCTGTCGAATCCGTTCCGGTTCAGGCAGTAATGAAGCCCGCACAGTGGTACCTGTTGGCGCAAGAATCAACGCTGGTTCTGAACCGCGATGTTGATGGCGACGGCTCGTACAGCAAGGGTTCCTTCAGCATGATCGGTGGCGTTAACGTCTCTCGCTCAAATGCTATGCCGTTCGTGAACAGCTCTGCTGACACGACCATCCCTGCGGATTACCGCTTGAACTTGGCAAACACGACTGCACTGATCTTCACATCACGCGCAGCCGCTACTGTCCAGCTCATGGGCTTGGCAACCGAAGAAATCTATGACGGTCGCAGGCAGGGTACGCTCATGCTTGGTAAGATCGCTGTAGGTCACGGTCCGTTGATCAACAAGGCTGCTGTTGAGGTCATTACCTCTTAAGAGGCTTGATCCCGGCAACAAAATATGGTTCCCCACTTTCGGGTGGGGAATCTTTCACTTATTAAGGAATTTTATTATGGCTTTACCAGTAGCTAACCTCGTCAAAGTTGCAGTAGAGACAATCTACTCAGCCTTTGCCGACAACAAGACAGCTGTCGGCGCCCGTCAGGGTGTTGAGAAGCTCAACGAGCTGCAAAGCAACCTGAACAGCTTGTACCCGGTCGTTAATTCAACCATTACGGCTGACTCAGATGACGCTGGAGTATCCGAATGGATCACTGCAAACGATGAAGTATTCGTCGGCGCAGTCCTGCGCATGACAGTTGCCACTTTCGATCTGACGGACAATGCTCTCGCCACGGCGAAGGGCAGCGCAGTTGCGGTTGGGGACATCTATGTCATTGACGGCTCAGACAGCGTTGAATACCTCGGTAATAACGATGGATTTGCCTTCGATTTCGTCGGCGAGTCCCGCGAAGATTTCGTATCCATCGGATCGTAATCGCTTAAACTACCAACGGAGCAGGCCTTATGGTCTGCTCCTTTTTTTCCTAAAGGATTCGACCCTACATAGAGAACGACAATGACTAACCCAATACAGGCGCAAACCAAGCTGTCGGCGATCAACCTCATGTTGGCATCCATAGGTCAATCCCCCGTAAACACACTCGCAGGCACGCTCCCTAAAGATGTCAACAAGGCAGTCGTTGCTTTGGACAATGCGTTACGCGAGGTTCTAACGCAAGGTTGGAGCTTCAACTCTGACTCCGAGTATGCGATGGCTGTCGACGGCACGGGTCGCATCGCGATACCTGCTTCCTCCGCTCAGATCGACCCTTCGTACGGACAGGACTATGTGCCGCGTTACGACCCCTCGGCACCTGCCGGGATGTTCTTGTACGACAGAGAGAACCGCACGTTCACGCACACTGCAACCGTAAAAGCTGAAGTTGTGTGGTTGTACGAGTTCGAGCAGATTCCACAGCACGCTCGACAGTACGTTGCAACGAAGGCTGCCCGGAAGTTCCAATCAGGTATCATGGCATCTGCCCTCCTGCACCAATTTACCCGCGAAGATGAGAGCGAGGCATACGCTACGTTTCGAAGGGTAGAAAAGAGACAAAAAGGCTACAACCTGATATCCAACTCTGTCGCCCTCAACCGCACACGTAATCCTACTCGGAGATAACATCGAGGGGCTGACACGCGCACTCAACTACCTCAAAGGAGAATGACATGGCAGATGCTTTGGTATCGAGACACGTTCCAGCATTATACGGTGGCATATCGCAGCAGAATCCTACTCTACGGGACCCATCCCAAGCTGAGGCTCAGGTTAATTTTTACGGAACGGTTCAGGATGGCCTACGCAAGCGCCCTCCGTTCCGGCATCTCGCGAAGGTCACGACCGCTGACTGGTCGACCGCTCACGTTCACACGATCAACCGTGACACGTCCGAGCGGTACATCGTGATTGTAACAGACGGTGACCTGAAAGTATTAAACGCGCAAACTGGCGCTGAGATTTCCGTAGCCTTCCCGGCCGGCAAGACGTACCTCGACATCATCGGTAGTGGCGCAGCGGAAGATTCATTCTCCCTGTCAACCATTGCTGACTACTCGTTCGTCGTGAACAAGACAAAGGTATGCGCGACCGCTGTGTCCACTACCGCGACTCCGACCAACTACGCTAACTGGTACCACCCTGATGTCTGGGGCAACCAGAACGCACTGCGTTACTACAACCCCAACGGAGCAGGATCGTTAACCGGAACGGTTAATACTTTCTCCGATCTCCCACACCCGGAAGACTCTTCACCTCCGTCGAACGGTGACTTGTACAGAGTCGCCGGATACGATGCGGATAACTTCAGTGGCTACTACGTGCGACGCACGGGTGGCGTATGGGAGGAGCATTACGGTGTTGGCGCTCACACGGCAATGGATGAAGACACGCTACCTCACGCACTCGTGCGTAACGCGGCGGGCACGTTCGACTTCGTTCCGTTCGCATGGACTGACCGTCAGGTTGGCGACGCGACGAGCAACCCACCTCCGACATTTATCGGACGTACCATCAACGGTGTGTTCTACTGGAAGAACCGTCTCGGTTTCCTCACGGATGAGAACGTAGTCATGTCGACTGCGGGAGACTACGGTAACTTCTGGCGCAACACAATGACGACTCTGCTTGACTCCGATCTCGTGGACGTGGCACTGGCAACCAACAAGGTTTCGATCTTGAAGTTCGCCATCCCGTTCAACGATACCATGATGCTCTTTGCTGACCAGTCACAGTTCTCGCTGTCGGTACGTGACGTACTAACGCCGACCTCTGTGTCTATCGACGAGGCAACTGGTTTCGAGATGGATGATAACGTAGCACCTGTACGTGTTGGCTCTGAGGTTTACTTCATGTCCAAGGCTGGTTCATGGTCGCGTCTGCGCGAGTACTTCGTTAATTCGCAGACGCTTGCGACTGACGCTGCCGACGTAACAGCTCACGTGCCGCGATACGTGCCGAGTGACATCACAAGCATGTCTGCCTCAGACGTGGAAGATGCGCTGTTCTTAGTCTCCGACAAGACCGCTTACAAAAACCGTGTGTACGTTTACAAGGTGTTCTGGTCTGGTGACGAGAAGAAACAGAGTGCATGGTCCTACTGGGAAATGGATTCAGGTGATGTGCTGCTGTCTGTCGACGTGATCGAGAGCGAAGTATTTGCTTTGATCAAACGAACGGACGGAACCTATCTTGAAAAGGCTGACCTTGATGTTAACGCGGAGACACTTAGTCTCGGCTTCGACATCCTGCTCGACCGTCGTTACGAAGTACAGACGGCGGACATGAGCTACTCTGCTGGACAAGACGAGACGACAATCACAGTGCCGTACGATACGCGCTATGGTGTTGAAGCAAACTGGAAGATCGTAAAGACTGCTGGCTCTGGTGACATCGGGAAACTGATTGACCCTTCGCTGTACACCTTCGAGGTGGTTTCAGGCTACGACGAGATCACAGTTCCGGGCGACGTAACAGCGTCAGCTCCGGTCGTGGGTATCAACTACCCGGCGAGCTATCAGTTGAGCGAGCAGTTCGTGTATGATCGCAACCAGTTGGCTGATACCACTGGACGCCTGAACTTGCGGACACTAACAGTCAACTTCAAGGACGCTGGTTTCTTCGAGGTCAAGGTCTATCCGTATGGTACGGACTTTGCGGCAGACGTGGAAGAAGTTGTTCCAGCTGCACTCGACGCATTCACCGGACGCACGCTGGGAGAGGCATCACTGATTACTGGTGAGGCTGCATTCAGCACCGGAGTTTACACGACGTTTATCGACGGAAACAGCAGGGATGTTGTCGTATCCCTAGAGAACCCATCTCACCTTCAATCCAAGTTTACTTCGGCGGAGTGGGAAGGATCATTCACCAAGCGATCGAGAAGCATTTAGAAGGAGTATATCATGGAGAAGTTTGAGATCGTACCTGCTGGTCGCGTTTACGCAAACCAAATGGCACCACATCTTAGACACGGTGATGTGATGGAAATCTACAGAGCATCGGGCATGACACCGCTTGATGCTCTGTTGGAATCCGTCAGGTTGTCAGACGATGACATGTGCTGGGCTGCCCTGCTTAACGGGTTGCCTGTTGCCATGTTCGGATGTAACGACATCAAGCCGGAAGGTGAACCCGAGTACGAAGGGATCACGATTGGAGGGATATGGATGCTGTGTACTGATGGCATATACACAAACAAGCGTGACTTCATGCGCAACTGCAAGACCTATCTTGCACTGATGCACACGAGGTACGAGTTCCTCACAAACTTTATTGACGCGCAAAACGTACCGAGTATGACATGGCTGCCGCGATTGGGATTCCGTCCCTGCGCACAGTTCGACGACTTCGGGTTCTCCAAAGCGCAATTCATGCAATACATCTCCAGAAGGAGTTAAACCATGTGCGAAGTTATCTCCGCAACAACGATGATGTACCTGTCACTCGCGACGACGGCAGTAGGTGTCTATGCCCAGAGCGAAACCGCTAAGTCGCAGAAGGCAAACATCAGGAACCAACAGGAACATGAACGTGAAGAAGTTTCTGAAGCTGCGGAAGAAGAACTCGGACAACGTATTCGCGCCAGTCGCGAGCGACGCGCACGCGCACGAGTAGCTGCTGGTGAATCCGGCGCACTCGGTGCGAGCTTCGCTGCAAGCATCAACCAGTCCCTGTCAGATGAGAACATGGACGCTGCCTTGATTAGTAAGAAGGCGGCATTCGCTCAGCGCGGCATCGACGACCGAGCCAACACGGCTCTTTCACAAATACGTTCACCGTCCGCCCTTGAAGCTGGCTTGAAGCTTGCAGGCGCAGGCGTCTCTGGTTACAAAACAGGCCTCGGAATCCAGACTCTGCGTGATAGTGTTCCGAAGACTTTCGACCCGAAGACTTTCGACCCGGTCGCGATTGGGTCAAGCACCACATCCACTCTACCCGTTCCGGGTCGGTCTAACGCTTAGGAGATTCACATGGCTCGCGATGATAAAACACGCAGCATTCGAACTGACCCCTCGTTGAACGAAGGGCGACGTGAGATCGTACTGCCGCAGAGCCGAAGGTTCTTCTCGGCGTCCGGTGGTAGCGGTGGTGAGCGCACTGCAGCTGCACTAATCGACGCACTTGGTATCGGCATGGAAGCTTATGTCGACAAGCTGGGCCGCGACAACGTCGAAGGTGCTGGAGTTGCAATCAACGAAGCTGCCAAGGGCGGCGACCGTAAGGCTGACAACAAGAACAAAGGGTACAACGACGCATTCGATCAGGTAGAAGCTGCCAACGATCTCGCGATGTTCGCCCGCGAACTTCCAGAGTTACTTGCCAGCGAAGGCTGGTCCGACTTGTCGGAAGACGAAGCTCAGGAGCGCATCGACACGTACTACTCCGGACAGCTCGCTGGTATCAACCCCGA